GTTCTGTTGATTGCTGTTGTTGAGCCATCATTTGTTGCATTTGTTGAGCTGCGGCTTGCATTTCCTCTTCAGAACGCACCAATTCTTCTGGCACCCCTAGTTTTTTAGCTACATACTTAGCTACTTTCATTTGATCTACTATCAAATTTGTAAGTTCTGGACCTACTCTGCCTTGTATCATTGCTAAAAATCTGTCTACTGTAGCTACATCTTGTTGGTATTGTGCCTGTGCTAGTGGGCTTGATGAAGTTACTTTTATTTCTCTACCGTTTACTTTAGGTATTTTAATTCTTCCTTGTTTTTTAAGGATATAAACTACTCTTTGTAATACTGGTGTTACTAATTCTGCTTGTAATCTTCCGAATGCTGCACCAATTTGACGTGATAAATCAGCTTGTCTTTCTGCTACTTCTGTTGCAGACATTGGTGTAGACTGATTAGGCATTCCCAACATATCATTATATAAGGCTTTTTTAATATTGTTTCTTTGGTCTTTTAAAACTAAGTCACTAACATTAAAGTTTCCAGCTTGTGGTATTGGCTGTAGTCCAGACGACCCAGCAGCTTTAGGAATTATTGTTCCGGGAATTAATGAGATATTATCTACGTTAACTACGCCGTCATCTTCAACTTGATACATGCCAGATATAGACATCTGTGCATTTTCTAAAACCATTTCAATAAGTAGATTTGCAGTCTTAATAGCAGGTAAAGCATTCATCAATGGTCCACGACCATAGGTTTCTCCGCTACTTTTAGACCATCTGTATACAATAAATGGGTTAGCACCTAGCCCTTTATAGACTTCTTCGTATATTTTATGCTCATGTTCTGGTGAAATAGCACAATAATGGTACTCATCATCCTTTGTATTGGCATGATTTTTGTATACAACCTCTATGATTTCACACATTTTTTCAGGATTTTCTATCATATCACGCTTCATATCGTCGCTAAGTTGTCCATCTGGGTAAGCAATTAACATATCTTTTGCTCTAATTTGTCTTTCTCTAAACACATGATCGACCTTATCATCATATCCAGATGACAAATAAACCTGTGGTAATGGAATACTTTTGAAAACTATAGGGTTAACTGCGTCTCCCTCTTCTACTAAAAGCACTGCTGTGCCTAATGCTATGTCTAAAAATGATTCATGTACTTCTTGTGAGAAGTTAGAGTTTTGCAATAACTCAAATACATATTCAGTTACTTCATCTAGTAACAGGTCTACTTCTTTTTTATCTTCCTTTGGAATTTCATTACCAGCCCTGAATTCTGCCCATCTACTGAAGTTTGGTACAATTCCTGACTGTAATCTTGAAGCAAACTCTTGGATTCCAACGACTGCTGTCTCATCAAAGATTCTATCTGTGCGTCTTCTACCCTGTGTTTCATCATAAAATGATTCTTTTTGTGGTAAAGCAAACTCATAGCACTCTTCAAACGTGCCTTTCCATTGGTCTTTTACTGCTTTTGCAGATTCATAACGCTTCAATAAAGCATTAACAGGACTATCATGTTGGCTAATACTAGGAGCGTAGGTGTCTATTACAGCCAAATTATGCTCCTAGTGTACGATTACTCATAAGTTCAGAGCCAACTTTAAAACCCTGTCCCCCTGTTCTACCAGTTAAGAGCGATCTTCTGCCTGTTGTCCCATACAAAGCGGCGATTCTATTTTCTAAATCATCACGTTTTTTCTCAGCCGTTTCTTTCTGCTCGTCTTCTCGCATTCTTTTACGAGCGTCTCTTGCACTCTCATCCTCTGGTGGAGGTGGGGGTGGTGTAGGAATACTTGGGCTACTAAATGGATTTCCACACATTTCTATTTTCTCCTTTCATAAATTGATTTTGATTTCAAATCGAACACATTAAAGTTTCTTTTAGCTACTACTGGTCTTGAATTAGATTGACCTACTGTCAAGCTTCTTCCCTCTCCAGCACCTAGCAACATGTACTGTAATGCGTCATGTATATGCGAAAACCTATTCTTGTTAGGTTTTTCATCGTATCTTTCTCCTGATACTTGCATACGTCTGTAATGATAACCTCCATCAAAACCTTTTATAATGTTAACGCACTTAGGGTCTATTAATAAACCACTTTCGCCATCAATCATTCTCTGTAATGTAGCATTGACACTTTCCAAACGCAATGAAACATCGTTGGAATGAGTTGGTCTTGCCATAATTCCTCTGCCTTTTAGTATCTGAAATGGTGTAGATTCGTCTGTCTGCGCCCTATGGTCACCTGCTGGGTCGCCAAATATTGTAAAATCTCTAGGTAAATACTCTGCCATTTTAGATTTCATTAGATCGCTGAAGCGTAATATACCCATATCCTCTGCTACAAGCTCATCAATGATAAGCCATCTACCTCTAAGTTTCTGTCCAAAGACACATGCTGGGGTTAATCCAAAGTCTATGCCTACGTAAACTGGAGCTTGTGGCACTATAGCTATATCGCTTTTAGCTACATGCACATCTCTATTAAACATTTCATATACAGGTTTCCCATCTTCTACTTGACCTAATTTGTTTAAAACATAGACATCAATCCATGATTTGGTCTTACCACGTATAATATTTTCATAATAATTCTTAGTTAGATTCTTTCCGTTTTCTTTGTTAGTATTGTCGTTATAGGTGTTCAATTCACCTCTATCATCGTACTGCTCTAACATAGCTGGGGGTTGATTAAAAAATCTCCAGTTATCAGGCTTCACTAACATCTTAGCTTCTTGCTTGGTTATATAATCTGGGATAACAGTTTCACCTGCGAGGATTGACCACCAATGGTCTGTATCTGGTGGGTTGGTATCACATATAACGCCATACCATGTGGGACCACCGTCACGCATACTAGGATATCTTCCAACCCTCATGGTACATGCGTCAACAATTGACTTAGGTATCTCTCTTGCTTCATTAATCCATACACCTGTTAGCTCCAATGATAGTAGTTTCTTGACATCTTCTGGTCTATCAAGGGCTAAAAAAATAACTTCCAATTCTAAATCGCCTTTTTTTATTTTATGAGTATAGGGTACTGACCATGTAAACTTGCCCCATGTTTCTTCAGGAAACCAATCAAGCCACGTTTTTATTGTAGTTGTTTTCAGTTGTGGGTTGGTATTTCTTATCACAGCCCATCTTGATCTTTTGATTCCATCTTCCGATGGCTTTTGTTCTAAGGCACGTCTCAATATTTCAATACAACAAGAGACTGATTTACCACTACCTACTGGTCCACGAAGCCCACGAAAAAAAGACGTGTCTTTCATAAATTGTTTGATTACGTCGCCGTCTGGCTTATAGGTTAACGATGTCATGGTCTACTGCTAGTTTGTAAAGCTTCTCTAATGTGACTGGATTCAAGGCTTCTAATACCCTATCACACTCTCTATCTGTCAATCCCTCTTTAGGTAGGTCTTTCATATGAGTTAATTTAACTGCAATTCGCAATTTTTTTAAAGCACCATGGTTATATTTTCTTAATTTTTCTATGGAATGATAAGCCATTAGCTATCAATTAGTCCTGAACATAGCTTGGTAGCTTGTTCTAGTGAATGTCCTTTGAGCATTTTAACCTCCAAACATTGTTTCATTCTGGTGTTTCTGTACTCACGCTTTTCTTTTGCTAGATTTTTTTCTATTGCTTTTGCTCTTTTTTTGTTCTTTTCTAAGCTCATCTCTCCTCCTCTTAACTGCTACTTGTCGTTGAATTCTTAACATCTCATATAAAGCCCTTAAATAGGGTAAAATCGCTGTTTATTTTGAATCATGAGTATTGGTACTAGATGACTGTTGTTTCTTCTTTTTAAGGTCTTCTTTGTACTTTTCAATCCTCTTGTCCATTTCTTGTTGTTTTATTTTTCTATTGATGTATTTGATGTCTACCATTTTTTACAACTCCAATATCTTGCTGTTAGTTTATCTTTAGCAGTAGCACACTTATGCCTTGCTCTAAATGATTTTCTACGTGCTGGTTGATCTTTTTTTATTGTCATATTAGCGTCACCAAACCTAATCAATCTAATCTTACTGCCTACCTTGGCGAGTACAGCAAATTTTTTAGTTTTGGTTCTGGAACGTTTTGGCTTATTGTAGCCAGAAAATTTTTCACCTGCTCTTTCAATCATGTCTTAGCATATGAGGGTTTAGGTCCCTTGTTGGATTTGGCTTGTTTACGCTTTACAGCACCTCTGCGCTTGGAAGCTGACATGCTTCTAGCTTTAGCTATAGGTACGCATTTTGGATACTTTGATCTTTTCTCGCCCTTTGACCTGCCACAAGGTGGAAATGAACCGTCAGAACGAGGGTTAGCAATGTCAACCCACTTATCTTTTACCCATTGTTTAAGACCTTTTTTTGCCACTCTTTTTACCTTTCGGTTTGATTCTACCAGAGCAAATACCAGCTGCATACATATTCGCATAAGCAGACGGATATACTTTGAATTTCCTTTTCGCAGCAGCTTTGCCCTTTGCACATAGTTTAGCCATAGACCCAATATATCATAACGAACCTTGAAAGGAAATATTGTGTGTAGAGGTGGTTATATAAGTAGTCACGGCTGGTTTTTAAGACCCCCCTAGTCCCACAAGGCACAGACAGTACTATTATTCTCATGACTAGGTGCGGTCTGAAACCAGTCCGTGTCAATCTAATGTGCGAATGCACATGCTATCGAGAATCGAGGACACATAAGTCCGAGTATAGATGAGTGTACGCAGTACGCTAATTCTAAGACAGGTCGATATTGATAGACAGTTCCCCTGATACCAGATGTTGATGTTTGTCTGGTGCTTTGAATCCTGCTCTATCCAGTATATCTTTACTTGCTTCTAGCTGTACGTATTCACTTCTAGCATTCGCACTAAGTGATTCTATCTTATGCAGTGCCTTAGTCCCACCCAATGCTATCTTACGTCTCAGCTGTACCAGATAATATTCCTGTACCTTTGGACTTTGTAGCATTTTGTGAGCTGTTACCCTTGCACTGTTTCCCTTATATCCTGCCAACTTAGAAGCTTCTGTAATACTGCAACCTTGTGATACTAGTATATCCACCAACTTCTTTGCTCTAGGTGTAATCTCTCTTGTGACTGTCTTCATATTCAGTATATTATTCTATTCGTTTTTATTAGTCCACCGCAGAAATTCTAGCGTCAGCGAATTTCGTGGAATCAAGCGAAGCGCGATAGTTGATATAAGCATGTTCATGCTTAGGTGTAGTCATGCGTATTTTATCTACTGTATTATTAATTTTGTCCAGATGATTATGCCAGTCGCTATGCGTCTCGTTAAGTCAGAGAACCGTACGTTCATAAGTTCCGCCGTGTCAAGTTCCTCCAAACCGACCGAGCCTAAACTTGCCACGGCACTGACTTTGTACGTATTTCGGTCTCACTTAACAAAACGCCAGCGATCTGGCAGGAAAATAATAATGACAAACATTAACAACACAGTAGAGAAAATACTCTCTACACACATAGGCAATGCTGAAAAGATTTTGCCACCTAGCTCATCGAAGCCTGAGAATAATCCGATGAAGTACTTCATTGACGCTCAAGCAAGATTGTTCTACTTTGCCAAACTCAAAATAGAGAAAGCTCAATCTAATGTACTAGCTGACTTGAAAGAAGAGAATGCTAAAGAGAAAGCAGAAAGAGATGACGGTTTAGTCCAGATGTTGGATGAGCGTTCTGGATATTACAAGATATCTATAAGCAATCATGAGATGACATTGAATAAACTATCCAATGCTTATCTAGAATTGACTGGCGAGACTTGGACAGCACCTAGACTGAAAGAAAAAGTTCAGACTAAGCGTCCAGTATATGGTCAAGTACGTGATTATGACAACGTATCTTTAGCTTAAATACATGTACTATAGTTCAATCTGTAGTATAATAAATTATGGTATCTGGGCAGATGTGTCCAGATATCTAATTAAAATAATATGAGGAATATAATATGGAAAAGTTACCAAACGTGAGCGTTGAGCGAATCGGTTTAAATAGTCACATTGTGACATTTAATGAGAATCAAACGCTCTTATCATACAACCGAGTTATTGGTGTCTGGAATACAGAAAGCAATGTAGTGATGTTGAATAGTTCAATATTCAGGGGTGCAAAGCTTTGGAAAAATTCAGTAACAACGGCGAAGCATAGAAATTATTGGCTTCAATTGAACGGTAAAGAAATTGAAAAAAGAATCTTATCTGGTCAATTTGTCGAAGTTGAATTGGGAGATGATGAAGCATTAGTTCCAAGCTTTGCTTTGCTTAATGGAATAACAGAACATTCCAGGACACAACACTAAATAAAAAAAGTCGCGGACGCGAGGAACAAAGTTCTCCGCGATCGCGACAGGAGAAAGACATGAAAGAATATATGAGTGAAGAAACAATAATTGAAATTGTAATGCGTGAAAGTACTCAATCATCTGGCACAGATTTTGATGTATATCTAGACGGCAAATTTATTGACGGCGGCATAATAGTTGATGTGAAAAACATTCCAGATGTTTTGAATTTTGTTAGTGGAATGATGAAAAATCAATCTAGATATCAGATGAGAGACAAACCAATAGAGGCAAAAAAATGACAGACCAAATTGTGTGCATGTACATTGGCTTAGGTGCATTTTGTTTTTGTGCTTTAGTCACTGGGCTAGCTATCTATATCTATACCCTATGGTCAATTGGCGAATATGAATTCGTTGGGTTCTGGGTTATGAGTTTGTTGATAGCTTTGACAATAACATTCTTAATATATTTTTGAGGTAAACAAAATGAGAAGACCAACGATATACGAAATAAAAAGATTAACAATGGATTCATCGCCTTACTATTTTAGCAAAGCAACTATGCGATTCTTTGGACAAAGGTTAAAAGACTTTAGAGTACATGCTCTGGACAAAGGCAGATATAAAATCACATGTGATTCCCTGAAGACTGGCTATACGAGTGTAAGATATTTTAACCCTGATACTAATACATTGGATAGAGGTGACGAAGAATGAAAATGAAATACTTGAAAGGTACATTCTTAGAAATTTATAGAGGGCAAAAAGTTTGGCAGACTTACAGGTTTGACGCATGTTACGACGGCGACACTAGATATTATACTGGTGCGTCTGGACAACCAGCAGACAGGATTGACTTTGGAAGTAAGAGGTATGCTGAATTTAGAAGAGAACAAAACTATTTTCTTTGGACTGCATTTCATTCTACAAATCCTCATGAAGACAATAGGGATATTAATAATCCTATTCCTATTGTCGACATAACTGAGACAGGGTATAAAAGTAATGTCATTACATCTATACCATTGGATTTGCCAGAGCGTGTAGAGTATATGCACGGATACATGATTAAGAAATTATCTATTCATAACATAGAGATTATGAAAGATAGGATACCTAAAGAATGTGATTGGCATAAGAACTACGACAAAGTAGAAACATCTGGACAACAAGATTTATTATTAATATAGGAGTGATTATGAAGAAAGAAACAATATTGGAATACGGTTCGTTGGACGCACACACTTTGTACGTTGTGTATAAATGGGTTGATAAGTATAAACATCTTGGAACAATAAAGAAAAGATTGTCGAAAGCTATATGCGTATCTGATTATTTAATGGAACAACATCACGAGGAAAGATAAAAATGGGTAGACTTAAGAACATGTTAATAGGTGAAATGGAAAATAAAAAAATAGATCAGTTGGTTAAACCAAATGACTTTGCTAATTTTCACAAGAACAATCCAAAAGTATTTGCTTTGATTGTCAGATACGCTGATGAATCTGCTAAAAAACGTAACAGATATTCCATTGAGGATATTCTGAGTATCATCAGGTGGCATAGAGATGAAGATACTGTTGGAGATATATTCAAATTAAACAACAACTACAAAGCGTACTATGGTAGAATGTATATGCAGTACAGAAACAAACCTAAATTTTTTGAGACACGTAATAGTCTTGCTGACGGCTATGACTTTACTGCTGATATAGAAGTTTATGAAAACTACGTGGAGGTATACAGAACATACGAACTGTAAGTCTGAGGAGTAAGGTACTGTTACTCAGCATGTTGGGATAGATATTAATACTGAATGTGTCTTGCAAAGGATTATTGAAATCTAAGTCGAGCTGTTCGTACCTTGTATCTATCCTTAATGAATTACTCATGGGGATATAATGGACATGAGTATGGGATAGATAGGATGAACGTGGTATCGATATCTTATCTATCCTTAATGAATTGTCTAAGTTTATATGGCTATGTTCTTAGACAGGGGATAGATAGGTGGTACCGTAAAAAGTGTCAGACTTTTATTAGTCGCTAGCCTTAAGTTACAAAAGCTTATCTATCTTTAATGAATTCTATACAGGGTGTATAGAAATAACGAGATGTTATATACCCATGTACTGACATACGTGGGTGTACATCTGGAGCAAATATGAAAATTGATAGAGTAATTATGACGGAAGATTGGCAACCAACCGACAGAATAAAACAAGAGTGCGAAGATAGATTCGGACAGGAGATAGAAATTGAACATGAAGTCGAACAATTTAAAGACTATTACCTCTCAACTGGAGGAGCTTACGCTAACTGGAATGTCAAATTCAGAGCGTGGTGCAGACAGAATGCAAAATGGAATAGAGAAAGAAATACTAGAATCAATACCGAAACTGTTTCGGAACAAAGAAACCGTATGTCTGGAATCATTGACCAAAGAAATGGAAAAACAAATACAGAAGAGGAGCATAATAAAATTAGAATACAACACAAACATATCAAAAGTGTTTCATGAAATGAAAAAACTGTTGACTGATAAATCAGACGGACATATTGCTTTGTGTTTACAGACTGTAGCTGAAACATTTCAAGTAAAGATACCTACGGATTTAGGATTGCATATGTACTTCGAAGTCTTAAATAAATATCCAAACTTTATTATGTCTGATGTTATGAGAGATGTTGTAGCTAATTATAAATATGCAAGGTTACCTATACCAAGCGAGTTCGTACAAAAGTGTGAACCAATACACAAACAACATAGCTCATGGTACATATCTAAATTGCAGATTGTCTGCACATATGAGAATCATCTGGTCAATGGGTTTCCAGTAAATAAATATTTAAAGGAGTATAACAATGGATAGAACAAAAGGCATAGGTGGGTCAGACGCTAACAAAATTTATAATGGCGACTGGCTTGACTTAAACAGAATCAAACGTGGCATAGCTGAACCTGAAGATTTGTCATGGGTTGTACCAGTACAGATTGGTATCGCTACAGAAAAACTAAACCTAGATTTTATGGCACATGATTTAGGAGTTACATACAAACAATCAATTGATCTTCCACAACATGAGTTTATGACTGGGCAAATGGACGCTATAACATCTGGCGGAATACCTGTTGAGTGTAAACATACTCATGATAGGCGTGATATTTATTCTATTGCAGAACAATATCATGCACAACTGAATCACTACATGATGTTATTTAATCATACAGTAGACAATGGTACACACCCATTAGCTACAAAGAAGATTGACTACATGATATTAAGTGTAATCTTTGGTAATGCAAAACATGAATCAATGACAGTAGATATTGATACTGCATTTTGTAATGAGCTTTACAAAAGAGAAAAAGCTTTTTGGTACTACGTAGAAAAAAATGAAGACCCAACAGGGTTTGATATCTTTGATGACAAGACACCAAAAAATATTATATTAAATGGCATGAGAACTATTGACTATACAGAAAATAAACAATGGGAATCAGTAGCTAAAGAATATAAGAAATGTAAACAGCGTGTAAAAGAAGTAGAACTTAGCACACCAGAGTACAGAAAAACAAAAGAACTCAATGATGAGCTAAAGTCTATGATTGAAAACGATGTAAGGAAAGTAACTGGTCATGGTATATCAGCTACTAGAAACAAAAGAAACTCAATAGTGATAACTATTGATAAATAAATGTTAGGAGTATAATAATATGAGTAATCAAAATATTGAAAATATCACACTTGAACAAGTCAATCAATTGATAAATGAAGTAGATATAGTAAGAAAAAAGAGTGGCGTTGACTTCCGTGGAAAGAACTATTCTATGGTTGTTGATAGAGTATTAACATTCAGAAAAGCATTTGGTTGGGAATATGGTATTGAAACCAGAGTAATTCCAGAACTAACTGTCGACAATATTGTAGCCGTTGGTTGTTATGTCAAAGATTCAGAGGGCAGAATTGTAGGTAGTGGACTTGCATATGAGCATAAAAACAACGGACCAGTAAATAAATTATCAGCTTTGGAAAACTGCGAGACATCAGCAATAGGTAGAGCGTTAGCTTCTATGGGGTTAGCTGGCGGAGAGTATGCTTCTGGAGATGAAATTAATGGAATAGAAGATAAAGACCATGCTCTCTGGAGAGATGAGTTTCCTCTTGGTCTGATGAGTGTACTTACTGCTACGGAAGTTATGAGCGATAAAGAGTTCATGAAATTTAGCAATGACGGACAACAAAAAATATGGTTTTGCAAATATTTAGGTCAAGCAGAAGTTGATCACTATATAAAAATTGCAGAAGAAAGAAAAGAAAAACTAATCAAACAACAGGAGAAAAAATGAAGATAAGCGAAAGCATAACAATGGAAGACAGTAACTATAAAAACCAATCATATCTAATAAGCTTTAAATACAGAGATGAAGATTGGGCTATTGTAGACGCACACTTTACATACGATACAGTTTATGTAGAAGAATTAGAAAGGTTAGAGACTGAATGGGACAACGAACCAATGTTAACTATTGTTCATCTAGAAAGTAAAACTTCATATCATGTATTCGTTGATGATGTAGAAGTATACGATAATCATTATGTAAACACAGATAATTTAATTGATTGTTTATTGACAAAATTGAAAGATGAATGCTTTAAACATGTTGTATTAAATGTAGTAGAAAAGGAGGAAAGTAAATGAGCTACGCTAAAATAATATTAAGTGGAAACATGGGCAAAGGTGCCGAGTTTAAAGAAACTAAATCAGGTACTGGTTATCTAAAGTTTAGTATTGCAGTCAATCAATGGGACAGTAGTGCTAAAGAAGAGAAACCCTCATGGTTTAATTGTCAAATGTGGGACAACAAACAAGGTAATAGACTTGATAGAATCAGACCCTATTTGGAGGGCGAATCTAACAAAGGTAAGAAACTTGTAATAGACGGAACACCTAGTATCTGGCAAGACAAAGAGGGTAATAACGTATTGACTGTCAAAGTAATTGAAATAGATTTTGGTCCAAAAGATCAAACTAAAGAAGTCAAACAAGTTACTGAAAGTATCAATGAAGTATTTAATGGAGAGGAGCCACCGTTCTAATGATAGAAATTAATGGAAAATGGCTTACGGAAAATCAAAACAAAGTATTGCTATTTGTTAATGAATACATTGACAAGCACGGCTTTAGTCCAACAGTACTTGAAGTAGCCAAACATATGGATTTTAGATACAGAAGTCAGGCACAAATTGTTATAGAAAGATTGTGTCATTATGGTTTTCTAACAAAGAACAAAGACTTTAGTGTAAGAAATCTAGAAAAAGTTGAATAAAAAGAAAGAAATGCAAAACGTTTACAGACGCCAATCAGAGTATGGTTGTGTAGTCTGTAGGCGTTATAGTCTAACGCAGAAAACAAGGACAGAAATACACCATTTAAGGGCTTCTATGGGCATGTCTCAGCGTAATGTAAAATGTATACCACTATGTACCGAACATCATAGGGGTAATACAGGTTTCCATGGTATGGGTAGGCGTAGTTTTGAAAAGATGTTTTGCTCTGAATTAGAACTATTGAAATGGTATGAGCAAGAGACAGGCGACGTCGTTGACTGGACTATTTTTGAAAAGTAATAATCAAATATTATCTTAAAGGGTTGTCTGACCTAGCTTTAATCTCATCTACTTTAGCTTTCAATACTGCTATTTCTGCTTTGTTGATAGCTATATCCTGTTCCAGAGGTTTGATGTCCGGCGCAGACCGTGATTCAACTACATCAAGTCTTGTTATTAATTGCCCTTGGTAAACGAACAGCCCAGCTATCGTAATCACCAATCCTATGCCAGTAGCTATAGTTTTAATATCCACGTATTCTCCTTAAATGTTCTTCGGCTCTTATCCTTTCGTCAGTAGCTTCTTGAACTTTCTCTTGATATCTCTGTACGACGTCTTGATCGCCATAAGAAATGTCTGCATATATATCTCTAGTATCAATATAGTTTCTGGTTTCAAAGTATTCTCCACCGTCTATTTGCAATTGTTCACTAAATATATTCTTGTTTACATTAGAGTAATTGTCAAGGTCGTGGTTAGTTTGCATAGTTTTTGCCACAATAATTGACGTAGCAACTAACCTTTGGTCAACCCTTTTTATTGTTTCGTTTACCTTTTTTCTTATTTCTTCTATCGTAACAACTCTATTACTTCCTCCAGAAACTGTTTCATTCCTGCTTTCTTCCACCTCTTGATTTCCGCTTTCGATATTTTCTTCTGCTCCAGCAGTAGTTTCATTTCCAACATCTGAATCTCTATCTGCTGTTGCTTCTCTTTCTCCGTCAACTTCATTACGTTCACTATCTATTTCTTCAGATACGATAAGAGTTTCTGCTTCAGGTTGTCCAGATGAATTTTGATCTTCATTTGAAACTTCTTCAACAACGGAAGTGGTGTCGTCGTTGACAATTGTGGTTTCGTTTTCTGTTGGTCGTTCAACAATTTCTTCTGGTTCTGGCTCAATGATTGTTTCATTACTGGCGACTTCTTCTGAGAAGTAGTCTTCGATAAGGGTTGTTTGAGCTTCAAGGTTTTCTCTTGTTTCAATAAACGTTTCGTCGATTTGGATTTCTGTTGTGATTTCCGAGAAGTTCTCTTGACTGTCATATGCTATCTCCATTTCTATTTCTGTATCAAATTGTTCTGTTGGTAGTGGTACATTAAAAACATCTATAACGCCTGTATTAATTTCTTCTACTGTTGCTAATGGTTCAATATATATTTCTTCAATAGCTGTTAAAATTATTTCAGGAGTTTCATATAGCTCAAAGCTGTATTCATCTGGCTCAAATTCTATTAACTCTATATCAGTAGCTTCTTCTACAAACTCTACTGCCGTAGCTATATCTGTCTCTTGTGCTGTGCTTAAAAATATAGGATTAGGTTCATAGTCTATAACAAGGGTAGGGTTTTTTAAATCTACTGCTCTATGATATTGCGACTGTGAACTTTCTCTAAAGTCAAACTTGACGTTAATGTTATAATTTGTATTTACGTTCATACCCTCTATGTAGGTAGATGTATACGTTTGATAGGGCGTGATTTGGCTAAACGCTACTGTTCTTTTTTGTGTTGTAACTGTACCGTCACTAGCTGTAATGGTTTGAATCATGTCTGTTTCACTAGATAAGTTATTCCAATGCCAGATGTCTGCGCCTAGTGTAGATGACCAACCATATTGTATTTGATCTTCAGTTAAATACTCAGATAAACTTACATCTCTTTCAATGCTGTCACCATGATGTGCTGCGACAATACTATTGCCATGATTATGAGATGGGTCATTACATGTCCACTCATTGTGGTTAGAGTTATTATTAAAAAACTGTTGTGGTAATAAATTATTTGTAGTTTCTGCATTAGCTAACGTGCTAACAATTAGCATTACTAAAAGAAAAATATTTAATCTATCTAAATCCATTACTCGTATACTGGTGTTGGTACGCTTTGTTCGTTACTACCATATATTTGTATAGGTCTTAACTCTATAGTTTTACTTGCACATGAAACAATAAAGCTAGTCATGATTATGATTGCTATGGTCTTCATTTAAACTCTCTTTATATTTTCTGTATTGTTCTACCTTGTCATTAGTTTCTTTGCTTGAACTTCCTTTGTGTGCATATTCTTTTGTTCTATGGAATCCACCTACTTCTTCCCAGCGTTTTTCTGCTTGTTCAGAAATAAGTCCGTCAATTGGGCAGACTGAACCAGCAGATTTCATAGCATTCCAAACGTTTTCATCTTGGCACATCAATGATATGGCAGCGACTTTCATTCCAAGTTTTGCTAATACAGAAGTAGCCTTGCGACGTTCACAATTTTTATCCACAATATAGGACCCAGCTGTAGCAGAAATAGTCATCACACTTACACCACCAGAAAGAGGTATAAGGCAACTATCCTGACCATAGGAACTCATTGACGGTGCCGACGACATAGATACTGGATTGGATTTTGCTTCGTTGCTTGTAGAATTGCTGGTTGTGTTGTTTGTGGTATTAGAACTTCCACTTGAATAGTTCGTTGTAACATCTGAATTGTACCCTCCAGTGATTGCAGTTTGACTTCCAGAAGTCGAGGTTTGAGAATTGGTAGTAGCCCCAGAGGAAGTAACATCACTAAGACTGGATTCTATACCTAGTAATAAAATAAGTATAGCGACTATAATTAAAGCAGGTTTTATTTTTGATGTATCCATTTTTTCATTTACGTACCAAACTTCCGCCGAAGTATAAACCGATAATTGATGAGACGACATGAGTGTCTAATGGTGTAATTACTAATGCGCCTGTCATTGGTTTCCATTGTGTCATGTCTGTGCTTGACGCAAATATCCACCAACCTTGCATAACTTCTTCTGTATAACCAACATAAATTGTTAAGTCAGGATTTATAAATGGTGCTAGTTTAGGTATCACTAATATAGATACTACAGCTATTAGGGCTATCCAGCGTCTGGTATTTTTTGTAAATTGATCTGTAACATTTCTAGCTTTGTCAATTTGTTTAGCTGAAAATTCTGCCCGTTGCATAAACATCTTTTGTTTATCAGCTTCTGCTTGAGATTTTTGAGCCATGATAGATAACACACCGCCTAGGATTGTGCTAGCTAGCATGCTGAGTAGCTCCATAGGTATCATGATTTATAAAAATAACTACCTACTACGGCAGCTATTCCTCCAAGCCATGCAAGAACTGATACAGCTCCTACACCTTTGTTCATTCTTTCTTCTAGCTTTATAATTCTTTTATCCATCTGGTGCAACTGAGCCATTATCTGTGTGTTTGTAACCTGTTTCATTTAAAAATCCTTTCTATAAAAAATGCAGGAGGATCTAGCTCCCACCATTTGTGTCCATGTCTATAGTCCTTTGACTTAGTATGATGATAGTTATGCCAACCCTCACCCCAGCTAATTAATGATGTCAATGGACTGTTGACTGCTGTGCAATTTGGTTTAGATTCTACTACTTTATATCCAAAATGTTTGCTATGAGGTATAACACCAAATGCTCCAGCTACTACATAAATACATGCACATGGAAATGAAAATAAAAATAGTCCTAACATAGGATTAATTGTGTACAAAATTAATACATATGTAAACAGTAAAGCCCAATAATTCCTAGTGATAAACATATAATCTTTGTCTTTAAGTATGTCTTTGACCATGACTTTGGGTACAGTTATATGATCATATAATGTAAGCCACGCTCTTAGATAACCTATTCTTGCAGGTGATTGGTTGTCATCTGTAGGATGTCCAGAGTATTTATGATGATATCTGTGTTGTGCTGTCCATGATAGTGGACTTCCAAATGCTGATATGACTGTAAGATATTTAAGTATCTTAGCTTTAATTGGTGTAGTTTCAAATGATCTATGGCTCATATATCTATGTATAGCTATGTTAGTTGAGAATATATTTACAAATGCCCATCCAATTAACCCATAGATTATGTACTCAGGATATGTAATACACGCCCAAATAGATATTAATACATTGGTAAGTGCTAGTAGTTGTATCTTAATAGCGTGATTCATGCCCAACCTAATCTTTTAATTAACCAGACATATGGGTCAAACTTACAATGTTTAAGTTGTGGTTCGATGTGATGTTGTTTATGAAATGATTCAGAAAATGCAAAGGGATACATGTAAGGTACATCCCTTACCTTGTCTGTGTGGCACATAATACCTGTAACTAGCATTACCCAGAACGTAGTCATAGCTACAGCAGTAGCCCATGTAAGAAACCATGCAGTTGGCAGGACTAAGAAAAGAATAGCATTAAACACGTAAACCAACGTTGTTTCATATTTAGTTAAAAATAATTGCCATTTATTTCTTAGTCTATCTGTAACAAGTTTAATATTATATTCTTGTTCATGTGTTCTAAATATAATATTGAACCAGTTTTTGTGCTTAGGACTATGAGGGTCTTTATCTGTGTCTGAGTGTTTATGGTGGTTTCTATGCCACGCACTATACGATATTGGTGTTCCAATTAATGCAGTCATAGATACTACACTCATTATGTTTTGAAACCATACTGGTGGATTCCATAGATTATGTGTAGCCCATCTGTGTATAAACAAACTCATAGTAAATTCTAGTAAAAAGTAAAAGAGTATGTATGTGTATAAAAGTTGTAACCAAGATAGTTTTATAAAAGAATAAAGTGCTAGTAAAAAATAAACTAGATATAATATTGTAAGTCCCACATCAGTATTCCCATGTCATTCTTTTTAAAATAGGTTGTGTCGTTGTTATGTATGTATCTTGAACATCATCTTCTAAATCTTTTGTAGTAAGAGTACCTAGACACATTCCGTCAGTAGTTCCTTTTGTAAAATAAGTATCTATTCTACCTCCTTTTATACATTCTAATGCAAATTTAGTACCACCTATTGATTGAATCCAATCTTTATTTGCTTGATGGAACTCATTAGTCCATGTCCATGATTTACTATTATTTATTTTTCCTACTAATCCATGTTTCCATAAAAGAGTATTGTATAAAAAATAACATTGTAGCCACATACATACTACGCCATCTTTAGCTACTTCAATACTTTTCATATTTTCATGTTCTTGATTGCATAGTACATTTATTAATGTATCTTTTTTATTTTCAGAATTATGTGTATTTGGAAAAATACAAGTTCCACTTTCTAAATCTTCAAGGCTATCTGCATAAAGGGAATCAAATGTAGTCCCTGATGTAAATACTATTTCTGTAAATGTATATGCCATTATTTATCCTATATGTTAATTTGAAAAGTTCCAGTCCCACTGCTTGGAAAAGGTGCGCCAGTTGTTGTGTTTATAGTAAATAGTTGATTATCGCTTGTAGTCATATTTCCTCTATTATATGTAAATGTAGTTCCACTATGCGTTACTTTGATATTTGTCCAAGCAGTTGTCGAAGCACTAATCTCAAATTGTATACTTGTAGTTACACCATTACCATGTCTGGTATAAATTGCTTCAACAGTTGCTAAACCAGCATTTGTACTAGCAAGACTTCCTATTGCTGTTGTATTAGTTGGACCGGGATTTAATGTACTATCTGGATTTGGTCCTACATCATTTAATGTTCCAACAGTTCTTCCTGAGCTACTTATAAACCCACGATTAAATCTAAACAATTTAGTTGTTTGTTCACCAAATGTTATAGTGGTATTAAGAGAAAGACCATTAGCTGTACCATAAAAGTCTGCTGCTAATTGAATCTCTCCACTAGCTGGTGCATTACCTTTATCGTAATACTCTGATAAAGAATGAGGTGCAGAGCCACCAAATTCTGTAGCTATCTCACTTAGTTTTATTTGACCACTACTTTGTAAAGCCATCTTTCAATTCCTTAATTTGATCTTTTAACTCTTTTATACAGTTAATTAAAAGTCCATGAATTGCGTCATACTCTACTGTTTTATATTTTTTGCCATCTACAAGTTTAAGTTCTTTTTCTCTTACAGCCTCTGGTAAAACTTTTTCTAATTCTTGTGCAATGATACCAGCAGACTTTTGTCCATTGTGTCTTGTAAATGTAACACCTCGCACTTCATCTATCTTATCTAGTGCGTTAGGTATCATTTGTATATCAGATTTTAATGCAACATCAGATACTGTAGTTGAGAAAGCAATAACATCTCCCTCTACATGTAAATCTCCATCATTTTCTAATCTCATATCTTCAGCACCATCAAGAAAGAATCTTGTTGTTGTTGTGCCAAATTCTATATAATCATTCGTATCTCTACCTATATGAGTAATACCATCTCTTAAATCAGGTTCAACACTTATAGTTACTCCTGATACATCTATACCAGTACCAGCAGTTACACCAGTAATAAAAGATGAAAGTTCAGAATGTTTTGCTATTCTTGTACCACCAGCAGTAGAGCCATCATGTACTCTTAATGTTTTTAAATCAGTATCAACGGTAACCTCTCTAACAGCTCCTGTAAAAGAACCATGATCGGATGTTGAACCTCCTCTTAATTGTAATTTCTTAGCCATTACGTTATACCTCCGAAGTCTATTTGTAAGTTAGTACCATCGACTGTGCCAATGTTACTCATGTTATTATTTTGTCCGTCTAATGCACCACCTAATTGAGGTGATGTATCATCAACCAAATCTGTGTTTATGCCAGTTAAAGCAGCACCATTAATTGCTGGAAGTGTTCCAGTTAAATTCGCTGCTGGAATTCCTCCTGTTCCTGTAATGTTATTACCATTAAGGTCTAAGTTACCACCTAATTGTGGTGTAACATCTCCAACGATATCTGTAAGACCAGCACTTATACTAGCCCATGATGTACCATTGTAGAATTTAAGAGCATTGTCTGTGCTATTGTATGCTAAATCTCCCTCATCTAAACTAGATGTTGGGTCACTTGAACCTACTCTGTATCTTTCTGCAAAACTGTTAACTCCAGATATATTAGAAGCTACTGTGTTTACATTTGTTATAGCGGCGCCTACAGTATTAACATTTGCAATAGCACCAGCTACAGTTGATACATTTGCATTAGCACTAGATACTGTGCTTACAGCACTAGATATTCCTGCGACTGTTGTAACATTAGATGATACTCCTGCTACTGTAGTTACGTTACTAGATATACCAGCAACTGTAGCTATATTTGCAGATATTGGACCAAGTGCTTGAATATGTGTTGTGTCGCCTGCAACCGTTCCTATGTCAGAGCCATCGGCTGCAACAGTAGAAACAGCTGAAGAAATTCCTGCTACCGTTGTAACGTTAGATGAAATGCCAGCTACTGTTGTTACATTAGCTGAAATTCCTGCTACCGTAGATACGTTTGCGTTGTTACCAGCTACAGTTGTTACATTGCCAGATATTCCAGCTACTGTATTTACATTTGAAATGTCTGTCGCTACAGTATTTATTGTATTTCCAGAGCCAGTTGTTATAGCCCCTAAGTCTCCCAAATCTTCTGTAAATAATATCTGTCCTGCGACTGCGTTAATATTGTTAATGTTAGTTGCTGAGGTATTAACATTAGCAATAGCACTACCTACAGCATTTACATTAGCAATAGAGCCAGCAACGACTTCTATCTCTGATGATGTTTCGTTTAGATCGTCAGCTACAGTTTCTATTTCAGATACTGCTTCAGCTAAATCATTTGCTACAGCTACTACTTTGGTTATGTCAGCAGCGACTGTATTTACTGAGCTAATATTTGTTGCAACAGTTGTAACGTTTGCTGCTACTCCAGCAACAGTAGTTACATTTGCTCCTATATTACCTACAGTAACAACGTCTGATGTAATCGCAGCAACAGTTGCTAGGTCAGAAGCAACAGTATTTACTGCTCCAATATTCGTAGCTGTTGTATTTACGTTGGCTATGTTGTTAGCAACAGTTGTTATTTCTGTTGTTTTTTCACCTAGTGTTGTTAAATTAGTAGAAGATAAAGTTGTTTCTGGTACGCCATTAGCGTCAAAAAATAAAACTTTAGACGCTCTAGTTGCTTTTGCTGGCAATGTAACGTCAGCTACTATGCTATCAGTATCAGCTAATTTAACTGATCTATCTGTATGTGTATCAATATCAGCTAGTTTTGCATATATTTTATCTAAATCTGTGTTAAGTGATGTTATATCAAATGAGCCAGTTGTTGGAAAATCTGTAGAACGTTCTATTGAAATATCTCTAATAATAGTAATAATGTCTCCAGCAGTAGCTCCACTACCACCCAAAGTAACAGTACCCCCAGCCCCAAACTCATAAGCACTATCGCTTGCACTAGCCGTACCTGAAATGCTGTACTTGTTAGCAGCACTCGGAGTTGCTTCATAAGTAAGTAAAGTTGTTCCATTGTATACCTTTATATCAGATGTACTAAAAAACTCAAAAGGGATAGTAAAAGCAGTCTGGCTACCAGAAGCTGTGTAGGTTACTCTAGGCGTATTTTTAGCCGTTAATATAGTCATAATTATCTCTCATCATAATAGTCTGTGCTGTAATTGTAAATGGATTTAAACGTGCCATCTATATAAAACAAGTTATTAAGAGGTAAAAGGTCATAAATAGCTTTTTTTGCACTTCTTTCAGTCATGTCATCTGAAGCTATAGAATCATACAAATCATAAAATTTGCTACCAGCTGGTCCCATTAATAATCTGTATTTATCATGTGGTCTAATTTTATTGTTATCTGGGTCATATGGGTCTTTCATGCCAAATAATGGTCTTATGCCATACTCGTTATCTGTAGCATTTTCTACCCAGCCATTTACATCGCTAAATATAGCAAGTACCCCAGACTTTTCCACGCCAGTCATTATTTTTTCTTCTAACGATTTATCCCACCACATTTCTCCTCTATTTTGTGAAGCTAGTTTTAGGTAATCTCCTAACATAGCAAAACTAACCATTCCTACTGCTCCTTGCATTAAATAAAAATCTCTGCCTGTAACACCAGACATTAGTAATTTTCTATTAGCAGAAACCATCCAGCTAAAAAATTGAAAAGGAATAGACATAAATGCGTTTTGAAATTTAGTTCCATATTGATGTTCTTGAAATCCAAACTTTTGTAATACAGGATTGTTTCTTACTATAGATTTAAAAGATTCAGACGGAATGTCTACAACACCATACATCATGTTTAGTTTGTCTGCTGGGCTAGGCGTTATAATAGTTCTTTCTACATCCATTTGAACAGCAACACGTAATCTAGCTAGTGCTTCACCACCACCTTTTTTGCCTGACCATGCCTTAGTATTAGCTAATATGTACTTTCCGTCTTTTTGATAAGGCATTGACTTAATTAATTTTGCAGTATTTAAATCAATGTTATATGAGTTAAGTCTAAGAATTTCATCTTTAGTTGCTGAACCATCAACATATTTTATTATATCTTCCATAAATCGTCTTTGCGAAATAATGCCAGTAAATCTTTTTATACTCAAAGTCCAAGGGGTTAAACCATTTGCCCAATACCAAGCTCCTTGTGACCTTTGCAATATGTTTGAGCTTACTGGTCCAATACCAGTGGTAAACCTTTCCATTGCTCCCATTTGATTTGCTAATTCATGTGCATGATATAAAGCGTCAAAGTCAGCTTTCATTTGTGTCCATGCTTTTCTATTAGTTGTCATTGTTTCAAAGGTATCACCAAACGCTCTTTTTATTCCATGTACCATAAGTGGTCTACCAGTATCTGCAAGTGCAGTAAATACAACACGACCCATTGTAGCTAGTGATGTCCAGTTTCTTAAAAACTGTGCTGATGTTTTGTCTATAGAAGTAATGTCTTTATTGTTATAAGTTCCATACATTTTTTCTTTTGCTGCATTCATAGAACCTAATGCTTTGTTCATAGCAGTAATGTCAGATGTTTTTTTAATATCTCCAGATAGCAATATGTCCATTTCTGTTTTGTTAAACCATTTATCCATGTGTCTGTCGCCAAATGATCTAGTCATTTCTATAGCAGTTCCCATTCTATTTGCGTACATTTTTGATATTGCTAGTAAATCAGTTTCTAAAAATTCTTGTATTTCTTTACTATCTATTCTTAATGACCTTTCCATCAATGGTCTTGCACCAGCTTTATAAGAACCACCTGTTCTACCAAATGCCATTAATCCATCACCATCGTTTCTGGCTGACTGTTGTAAAATGTTTTCTGTTATTTCGTCTACTAGTGCGTCAGTATCTTTATAATTTACTAATCTTTTTTCATAAATAGCAGGATTTGTTTCTATATGAGTTTTTATTTTTTGTTTAAATTTGTCTAAATTTTTAGATATTTTTTCAAAACTATAATATCTGGTAATGTATGTTTCTTTAAATTCATCGCTAAACGGTCTAATTACTCCATCTTCTAAGTCTTCTAATTGACTTTTACCTTTAGCTAATTGTTTATTAAACTTGCCCTCTAATTTTTTTAATCTTTCTATAGCTACGCTAGAAAGCTTGTTTTCTTTTATTGCTTTTGCAATCTGTTTTATATAACCCTCTGTAACTTCAATATCATTTACTAGATTTTTTTGACTAGCAAACATGTTTAAGTTTTCAGCTTCATCACCAAATGTTTTAAAAAACTTTCTTGTATGGTCAGCTGCTTCTCTAATTACTGGATTATCTACTGACTTATAAAAATCTTGATCAGATACTGCCTTGTAAACTTGTTCACTAAATGCTCCAAAGTCATGATTTGCAGGAGCTACTGATGGGTCTACTATTTGTTTTAAGTTATATCCTAGTCTCATTCTACTTGCAGTAACATTTAAAGAACCTACTTTTGTAGAATCAGATTGACCTGTAGCATATTTAACATACAAATCATCAAAACCTACAACCCATTCATCGTATGTTTTACCCCATCTGGTCATTGCTCTAGCAAATACAGATGAGTTTAAAGATATGCCAGCTTTCGCAGCCCTTGAAACAACACCCATATCACCTACTAGTTCTAGCATATTTTTAGATAAATAGTTTCCAACGCTAGGACTAATTTTTTGTAGTGCATTTCCTACTTTTCCCATGTCATAAAATTTATCTAACTGTCTTACTAGAAAAGTTGCAACACCGCCCTCACCATAATATGTATTATAATCGGCTGTACGAGCTTTCATTACATTATTCCAAACCTCATCATTTAATCTTCTTTCATATTGTGAAAATGATTCTTTTGGTTTTTTTGCGTCTACTATTGTATTTCTATATATTTCTTTTTTTACCATATATTCAGCTACTTCATCTTCATTTTTAAGATGTCTAGCTATATCTTGTGGTATTTCATGTGGTGATAAAGTGTCTTTATTTGATGACATGTGCTTATTGTTTTCTACTAATTTTTTTATATATCCAGTATCAACAATAGCAATTGTTTCGCCATCAACTTGTTCTATTCTAACTGGAGCTTTATTAGATGTTCCGTATTGCTTTACCTTAGATGTTGTTTTATCTATATTAATTTTTGTTGTTTCTGGTTTATCTATCCAACTGCCGTTTATTTTATTTGTAGCTTTTGCGTCAGGCGTAACAATATGATCGCCATTTTTGTCAACAAATGTGCCAGTTTCATTTTCTTTTACTTTTACAACTTTTATTGTAGGAAATTCTTTTTCTACGTTTATTAAATTACCATCCCAAATATTGTCTCCAGATGTTTCTTTTTGTGCTTTATGAATATTATTCATCAATCCATCTGGTCCACCTTTATCATCTACGGTTTCTTTAATTACTTTTTTATCTTGTAATTTTGTAGGCGCCCTACCTAAAAATCCATTAAACAAACCACCAAACAAAAATGCACTTCCAACATACATCATAGTTTCTTCATCAGTAGCTGTTGGGTCATAATGTCTTCTAAATGGTTCAGTAGCTCCTACTGATAATCCAGATACAGCACCACCTTTTAAAAATCTACTGCCAAAAGTTATGCCTTTTCCAAACAAACCTAATGGTACAAAGTTTTCTGGGTTTAATAAATTACCTACTAATGCTGGCATAATGTTTCTTTCAGAAGCATTTAACCTGTCTCTTCTGTCTTGGTTTCTATCAATCTTAGATTTTATATGGTCTGCATGTTGTTCATTTCTGGCATTAATAAATTTTTCTTTATATCTTTCATAACCCATTAAGTAATCATCTGCAAAAGGATTAAAGTTTTCATCAAACTCTTCAGCACCCTCATATTCATAAATAAAATTATTTTCTATAGATTGTCCAACCCAGTTTAACCAAAACTCATCTACAACATCTTCAGAAAATGTACCTGCTTGTGTTTCAAAGTCTTTATATGTTTGTGTAACTTCTCTTGATTTAAGACCAGTATATGGACCAGCTTCTTCTTTCTCTAGTTTTTGAGAATCAATAAACTGTTGATTTCTTATTTCGTCTTGATTAGTTGCCATTGTTTTGTAATGATTCTGCTATTTTCCCAAACTCTTCTACTGTAATTATTAGAGGGTCTCCGACTTCATCTCTTAACAGCGTAGGTTCAAAAACATTTTTACCAATGTGTATTACTTGATAATCAAATGTTCCGTCTTCATTTTCTAATGGATAAAGTTTATATCTGCTTAATGCTGGGTTATATCCTTTTGGTTCTGATAAACTTTCTGTTACAGCGTCTGAACCAAATTCTTTTTTTGTTTTAATCATACCGTTTATTTTAGTATTCATAAATTTAGTTACTGCAAAGCCTCCATCAGTAAATGCTTCTGAATGTATTCTATCTGGTGGGTTTTCCATAAGAGTTGTTGTAGTCATCAAGGTTTCTGTGTCTGTTATATATGAACCCCCTAAAGCCAAAGGGCTAAACCCTATTACCGATTTGCCAATATTTTGTTCTTTTATTAAATTTTGTCCCTCTTCAAATATATATTGTTGTACTTTGTTTTTTGTTGGAAATCTATTTGAAGCTTCTATTCTGTCCATTACTGCCTTTTTTATTTTAAATGCAACTAAATGTCCGAATCTTTCATTTTCACTATCATCACTTATATCGCCTATTCCTCTTAGATCATTTACTTGTTTACTCAAATAATTATTAAAATCACTTACACCTTTAAACTCACCCTTTATTCCTTGTGTTTTATTAAATACATTAGTTAATCCTAATGAATACATTTCTGTTAACTCTTTATCGTTTCTAACAGAATCAAATTTGTCCATAACAAGTCTATAGTTATCTGGGCTTGCATTTGGCACTTCTGCTAAGTCGCTTATCAAATCTGACTGTTCGCTGTCGAATCCGTTTTCTTTCATGTATTGGCTATTTTCTCCCATAAACTGTATTAAAGGGGCATATCCTGAAAGAACATCTACATTTCTGCTTTTTGCTGCACCAACTATTGTATTAATAACAGCTGGTGGTAAAGCATGCACATTTTTGTTTTTATATAAATACCCATAAAAATCCATTATAGATCCACTCTGTTGAGCTTGTTTGTATGATTCGGTTTTGTCTGTTTGCATAGCATATGTTTCATATATTTGTTCTAAAAACTCTGGGCTATTCAAAACAGTTTTTATTTTATCATTAGTTAAATCACTAGCTTGGTCTTTAATTATTGCGTTGTTTACCTTTATAAAACTTAAAGAAGCTTGATATTTAGTTGCGTATTCTTTTTGAAAAGCTTGATACTCTAAAGCTAATTCTTGAAAAATTTTGGTTTTGTCTCCCTTTATCTTTGAAAGAACTTGCTCTTTTGTAATAACTTTATTGTTTATCTTTAAATCGTTAACGCCGTTTGATGAAAAAAATTCTGTTATCTTTTTCATTGTTTTAGCGTTTGTAGAATTTAAATTTGATAAGTCCATCATGTCTGAAATATTTATATCAAGTAAATCATATATATCTGCTTTAGCATTTAATCTATTTATTTTGTTATCATACATATTGTTTAAGTCATTATTAGACATACGACTTCGATACAAGTCTTTTTCATCTTGTAGTTCTTTTATTCTTAAATTTAATGTTTGTCTGTCTTTATACGCATAATATTCTGTTGCAGCATTTAGCAAGATGTTACTTGATTGTTGGTTAAATAATAGTTTGTCTTGTTGCACTTGTGACGATTTGTGAGTTTTATCTACATAAAATCCACTTTCTACAATTTTAGATTCTGCATGTAGTTTTGCATTTGCTCTATCGTCTGGGTCTAATGATTCAAAAACTAAAGATAGTTTTGATCTAATCTTTTTGTTAAACTCACCTTTTGATATTTCTAACATTTGTGCTGAATTTCTTTCATCTAAAATAAGATTATCTAAAGAATTATTAAGCGACTTGTTATATTTAGCATTCATTAACCTTGCATATTCTTTGTTACCTGTACGTCCTAAATCTGTTCTTTCAGTATACTTAACAGGCA